ACTCCGGCTTTTAAGCGACCGCAGGCGTCTTTAGGGTTTGTATCTTTAGTATCAGCGCGGTAGGTCTTTGTGTCTTCCGGGATGTGTTTAGTTGTATCTACCGAAACGGAGTTGATTACGTTTAACACTGCATTTGGTTGCTTATTAGGGTTATCAAACGCTGGGCAATCAGCAGGCAAGTAAATGACAGGTATCCCTATCCATTTAGCGGTGGCGATCTCCGCTGCTGTTCCTTTGCTTGTTTCCCATCCCGGCAGGACGCAGATGCTTTTTGCTTTTAATGTGATTTCGTTTAAGTCACGAAACGCGATGGCTCGCATATTTCCGCTTAGTTCGTGCGTCTGTGAGAGCGGAGGGTTTATTCCTACTTCTCTATCTAGGCGAGCAGGGTTAATGCACTTGACGCCTGTTGCTGTTAACCAATTTTCAACAGCGTCAAACGCGGCGAAATTCAGTCCCGGTATTCCGTTCATCTTGCCAGCGATGTAAACAGGAGGAACAAAGTCTTTTGTGTAATCGTTCATAAAGGTATAAATTAGTCTTTTTCTTTGATGGTCACTTTTTTAAGCGGGATGCCGAACTCAGGAGAGAGTTCAGCGTCATCGTATTTAGGGTGTCCTTCGTAAACCTCGATCTGCTCGTAAATGAAATCTGGAACAGCTAAAGATTTCAGTTGTTTAATCTCTAGTTGAGCGGCCCTGACGAAGCTCTTAGCTTCGGTTTTTACTTTTTTAGCGAGCGCGATCTCTTCGTTGCGGATTCTGGTTCCTTCTGTATGGTCAACAGGAGTCTTAACCAATAAGTATCTGGGTTTAGTTGTGTCTTTCATTTTTTTTGATTAGTTAATTTTCTTTCCAGTGTTTTGATGACCCGATTTTTTGCTTCTCTGGCAAAGCTAAAACCGCTTGAACGTGATCTTTTGTTTTTTGCATCGCCACCTGAGCCTCCTCGTAATTCTCGAACTTGTTCTTACGGGAGGAGAATGGATAAGGGTATCTACTAAGGGATGACGTAAGTTTCTTTGCTCCGGTGTAAAAGTCATACATCGTGCCTATAGGTCCGTATTCGTTTGCCACGTAATAGAAGTTATCGCGCTTATTTAGCTTGATTTCGCTGAGTATCATCAGCTCATTGTTTGAACTTGCTTTTTTTGGCTTTCGGTCAACAGCCCTGAGTTCAAAAGCAATGATTTGGACACAAAGATCCCATCCCCGGCATGAGCGCAGAAGCGGTCCGAATACCCGGATAATGACGCGATAAAATAAATGTCCCGCATGATAGGGTCAGGGATTACTCTGACGAACTTCCCTTTGGTTAGGTTCCTTGAGTCAACTAAGACTTCTCCTGATCGCTCGGGGTCATCCTCCACCGTGATCCCTTTTAGTTCTCCTGTATCTATAATTCGCATAAGGTGTAATTAGTTTACTGGTTTTATTGTTTGTGTCTAGCTTTTTTTGCTATTTTTTAACTTTAGCACCTCACGGAAAAGATGAGCAATATCTGACTCATCAAGAGCGGGGACCGCACCATTTTGAGCAAACTCACACTCATTACTACACAGTATAGGCTTACAAGATGGCGACAATGCAGCGTTCACGTAATCAGCCTCTATGATTTTAGGAATGTTGTCGTAGATCATAAGTTCGGATATGGCTCCGTCGCTCTGAATATAAGCGCGATACCCAATTGCTCTTCCGCACCGTTCGAGCAACTCTCGGTAATGCTCTGTTTCGCTCTGTGTTTGATCGTCCATTTTTACTCAACTTGGTTAAAATTGTTTTCCTCTCGTGGTTTTTCGTTCTTGGTTTTGTCTAGTCGTTTGACCTCTCTCTTCCACTCAGGTGTTCCTCGTAGATATTTCTTTGATGCTCGTTGCCCAAATGTTTGGCCGCTTATTAAAACCGCTGAAATCAGAATCAGCGCGGCGGCGAACCCGGAACAAACGAGGGTAATAAGCAATCGGGTAAATGGCAATATATTTCTCACGGGTCGCTCCTGATTTTTGGTGTCCTTGCTGAAATGAATTCCCACGTTTCAAGAAGCTTCGGAATCGTCTCTAAACCATCCTTTAGTTTCTCGGGCATCGACCAGTTATGGAGCTTGATCCACGTTCCATCTGGCAACTCCCCCGCAAGGTCGATTTCGTAACCCCACCATTGTTCGTGATGCGACACGGAAACGCATACCTGCATTCCCCATTTGTCGTCATTGAGTCGGCAACGGGTCGGTGTCTCAAATCGCTTGAAGAAACATCGGGCGGTCTTTCGGAGTCGGTCAGGGCATTCCTTCCATCCCTCGTTCTCCAACAGTGAACAGGCAGATGATGCCGATAACTGAGCATCAGGCGCTTTTTGTGTGTTTGTGGTCATAGATTCGGTATCAAGTGTGTAACCGAATGCCTCGGCAAAGCGTTCAAGGAACCCAATGTTGTCACACTTGGTTTCGGGATCGTCGGCCCGTGGTGTTAATTTATTTTTAGGCACGACATTGCAAATGTCTATTATTTTTTCAGTTTCAGTCAAGATATTTTTTCACATATTGAGGGGTCTATTTGTGAAATTCTTATTTTCGTTCCTCGTTCATCGTTCTCTGTGGGTGAAATCATGCTCATATAATATAGATTCGTGGTATTTTGGGCGGTCACTCGCCCAGATCGCATATGCAGAAATCTCCAACCCAAGCGGCACAGATACACTTTCGCGGTCCTTCCGGCATTCCTGTTGACGCGTTGATTGATATACCGAAGGTCAGGTCGCCATTTACGCACATTGTCGGGTAACGAGGATCTTCCGCTTCAACATGCACTTGCAGGTCTTTGTCCGCGCCGTCCGGAGCGCGAAGCGAGATCCCGACCATGCGGAGAGCCTTTCTCGGGTTAGACTCGATCCAATCCCACGGACGAGAAGTCGGCTCATAGGATTTCGGGAGGAGTTGTTCCTCCGCTACACAAGCAGCTTTGTAGAGTCCGAGAGCTTCGGCGTAGTGGGCAGATTTGTAGAGGCCGAGTGCTTGGGCATGATTGGGTCTTCCATTAGCGTCTTGCTCCTCGTATTGCATGTCGCCGCGATCCATCGCGTTCTTTGCCAGTAATCTTAGCTCATGGGCCAGACCTTGTAGGGCTCGCTCCACATCGGAGCGGGAGGATTTCTCGATTTTTGCTTTCATAAATTTAATGGTCGAACATATTGTTGGTTTTTAGTGGCTTACAAATGTTACCGAAACGTATTTCGGGAACATATTGAGGGGTGCGAGTTGTGAAGTTTTATATTCATTTCTGTCCTTGGATGTAATCTTTCAAAGCCTCAGCCTCTTTTTTATTATCTGGACCAAGCCGATGAATTCGCGGTATCAGGAAATCGTCAACTGAAAAATATCTTGGGATTAAAGGAGCCTCGTGAACTCGTCCATCAATACATGACCGCATCACTCGTTGGGTCTCAAGATCAATGTAGCGATCCCATGCTGTGACCGCCGAGTCAACTGCCACCTCCTCTGCCTCGACCCGCTTCCATGTCTGACCAATATCACGACTCGCGTGGTTAACTATGAACCACACAAGCACAACTGTGTATATGACGATTGCAATTGCGGTTACTTTCATGGTTGTCATATTTGTAATTAGTAAAGATTTTTTGTGGAACGCCGAGGCTCCATTAGTGTTTTTTTTGCGGTAGCAAGATAAAAAAGAGAGTGACCATAAACAAGGCAATGTCGTCGATGTATATTATGTCGTAAACAGTCATTTATCGTCGTCTTCCGAGGGTAGCAACAATCGTCTTTGTTTGTATTCTTTGTGCCGTGCGATTCGACGCTTACGCGCCGCTAAACGGACGCGAAGTTTGAATATCAGGTGGGTGATCCCGTTTTGTGTCGGTTTCATGTTGTTGGTTTGCTTGATGCGATGCGTGACTTTGCGATATTGAAATAATCAGGGTTAAGCTCAATTCCCACAAAATCGAAGCCCTCTTTTACTGCTGCCTTCCCCGTGCTGCCGCTACCCATATAAGGGTCTAGGACAACGCCACCCGTAGGGGTGATGAGGCGACATAGGTATTGCATAAGGGCTGTGGGTTTGACTGTTGGGTGATTGTTACGATTACTCGGCTTCTGATTCCTTGGTGTTCCATCGCCGTTTTTTGATAGTCTTGTCCCTTCCGAAAAAGTTGTCTGCTTCTCCTCAAAACCCTCAAGCCCCTCGTCGCGATCCTTCTTGCTTGCCTTGGCGCAGTAGAAGAAGCGGGCTGCTGAGCCTCCGTTGTCGTTGTGACCCTTTGGAATGTCGCCATCGCTCCGTGCATTTCCCCAGTCCATCGGGTTTGCGTTAGTGCCACCACGCGCAGCCCTCTTACTTGGCTTCGTCTCCGGAAACAAGTCCATCACCTCCTGCTCGCCTGAGTGGATAAGGTTGGCGGGGAAGCGACCTGTGACCTCGGTAGCTGGAACGTCACATGGATACTTATTGTCTCCGTGCCTATAGTTATTCCAACGGGACATGCCCTCCTGATTAGTAAGCACCTCTGTACCCACCCGACACCCATCAATGTTAATCCCGCCTGTTCCCCACTTGAGGACATTAGCGGCCACCGTCTTTTCCGAGAGAGGCTTACGGGCAAGCGTGAAGAACTCACAGGCTGGTTTTAGGGCTGTTCCCCAGCCGTCCCATTGCTTGGCGGATTCGGTTGCGGGGGCTGTAATGTTGATCGGTTTGTTAGGTATTTCATTCATTGCATGGACAACGTGCTTACTCCTATCTCGACTGTTTGAACTTACGCCCACGACCTCACGCTCTGCCCCAGCAGACTTATCAATCGCCTTACTGATATTCAGGCTCTTCGGGAATCCGCTCCCATAAATCCAACTCACCACATCACGTATCTCAAAGCCAGCGTCCTCGATGTTCACCACCATTCGGTGTTGCGTCCGAGTGCCGCAAGCGATCAAAGCATGGCCTCCGGGCTTCAGCACTCGCATGGCTTCTTGCCAGACCTCGACCTTGGGAACGTCATAATCCCACTTCTTAGCCATGAAGCTAATCCCGTAGGGTGGGTCAGTTACAATGCTGTCCACGCTGTTATCTGGTAATGCTTTCATCTGCTCTAGGCAGTCTCCGTTTAGTAATTGCATGTTTTTATGTTGTGTGGTTGGTGTTCTGCAAAGAAATCTCGAATCCGTGGGCGCGTAATGCCCTCATAACCTTTGACCATTGGGCCACAGGTGTCTCGTTGAAGCGGTCGATGTAGAGGTCGCCAATTTCATGCGCCATCCTCTCACCAGCCATCCTATCTTGATTGCTCATGGTCAGATCGCTGTGGTGTAATTCGCCCTCCATTTTCCGAAGCTGCCCCATAATTTCAACGGGGGGGCGAACACGGGCAGGCATCGAAACGCCACTAGCGTTTAATTTCTTTTTCATATTGTTGGTTTTCAGTGACTTACAAATGTTGCCGAAACGTATTTCGGGAACATATCGAGGGGTCTATTTGTGAAAAAGGTCGTTTCGTTCTTTGATGGTTTCGCCGTCTTTTTCGATCTCGACGGGTAGCCATACGGCAAGCCCGACAATCATGATCACGGCGGAGATTCCCGCCAAAATGAAAGCGCAGGAGATAAATGCGGTCAGCGAACAAGGCGTGGATTCCAACCCCTGCCTCGCTTCGCTCGTTGTGGTGGCATCACTCATGCGTTATGTGAACAAAGCACAGACTCTTCAACATACAGATGAGAGCTAGTGTTTGCCAAAGCTTCCGCCTGCTCCTTATCCAAAAAGACGGCCTCCACGGTAGCACCCATTCCCCTATCTTCCTCGACCACCACATAACAAGGCGGTTGATTCAATTCCTTACACTCCTTCGTCGTTTCAGTCATGATTCACCTTTCCGTTATCCAAGGGGAATTTGTGCAGGTGATCGCGCCAAGCGTTGTTTGCTGCCTCCGTTCTTTTTGAGTCAACGTGCGCCCATGGGTCGCGGTCATAAATACATGACCCCAAGACCATCGCCATCTGTTGAGATACCACCCTAAGTGATTCTAGCTCATTCTCTGCTTTGGTTAGCATGTTGGCTAGGTTGTAGTTGTCGTTTTCTAGGCTCATAAAATATAAAAATGGATAACTAACGGAGCAGAACAAGGCGATGCATGGAATAGCTGCCCGGTGGCGCTATCCGTGCTTTCAATAGTTTCTGGTGGGCATCTATCCATGATCTTGTGCGTTATCCAGTAAAATTGCAGCCCTTTCCGTTGGCGAAGTCTAAGTCTTCCTTCATTTCGTCTAAGCGTTCCTGCATTAATCTCTGCGCCATCTCAAAGCCCTGCGCGAACGCGAACCTTATGGCCTCGCTTTGAGCGCGTTGCTTAAGCAAGCAATCGCTTGGGTAATACATTTCTTGGAACTCCAAGGCTTTTCTTTGTGCTTCAAATTGGTTTTTCGTATTCATGAGTTCTGCTTAATACTGGTCAGCCAGCGTGAGAGCCACCCCTTCATCCGTTCGGGCTTCGTGTATCGCTTTCCAGTTTCCCCTTGGCCTCGGCAGCGGCACAGCCACTCTCCACCAGTCGGCAGAGTCGTTGGAGTCCCCGTATAGGGTGTGTTCCAGCGAGATCCCGATGTTGTAGGTTCCATGAGGAAGGAGAGCGATAAGCGTTGAAGCGATGCGTTTCTCGCACGTTAGGTGCATGTCGTGATTATAGAACTTCGCCTCTTCGCCATCCTCGCTGACGAATGTTGATTGACCGTTCTCGCCATCAGTCGCTTCAATGCAAGTCCACCGCTTCGGCTCTTTGGCGTAGTAGTAGGTTTTACCTTTGTGCGTTTTCATGGTATTGGAATTTGAGTGGACGCCCCATGTCTGCAAGGTCTGCGTCTTCCCTGAGTTGTTTTCTTGAAAGCTCGGCATCCTTCATCCCCGCATCGTATCCTCTTTGAAATGTCGAAAGCTGCTTCTCTTGCGAAGGGTGGGCGTGACCGCTTCGACTGGTCAATGCCTCCCATGCAATCCTGATTCGGTGTCGTATCGTGAGTCTCATATCAAAAATGGAGAACAATCAGTCGCTACCAACCTCGCCATGCTCGGTGGCAGGACATGGACCGTTCTCCAAAGCAACAAGAAGAGCCTCCACGCGTTGCCTCGCCGTGGCGTTTGCCACCCTCCAAGCCTCATGGCACTCCAAGTCATACCAGTATTTGCCTTCACCCGTCAGACCCACTAATGGACAGAGCGCAGTAATGAATGCGACTTGCCCATCATAGTCTAGCAATGCCTCTGCCTTTCGCGTGGCGTTGAGGTCATCGCAGTATTTGGGAATATCGTGGCACATGCGCTGCATTCCTTCGGGGTCGATCCACCACTTGTCTCCCGTAGCCCATCCTTCCGTTGCCGCCTTGCAGTCGGGGTGGTCAGGTGATTTCCACCCACAGAGGGCGGCTAGTTTCTCGTTTAGTTCTTGGTTGTTGTTCATTGTAGTAATCAATTAAAATGGAGAACAAGTCGCGGATGCCCGACCCCTACGGGGCGGCATCACAGTTGGCGTTCTCTTCGTCATCTCCGCGAAACTCTCTCCACTCATGGAGATTGGTTGTCGCCTCATAGCTCTCCCTGAGGATTTGCTCACGGGTATTCTCTGACAGTTCGGGCCAGACAGAGGCCAAGGCGCGGCAAACAGCCAATGTGCCGCCCGTGTCTCGGTGGTGGACGTATCGGGCCGCAAAGACAAATGCGGTCTGGACGACATCGGGAAGAGGGTGAGTTGGTTGTAATTTTGCTTTTTGCATGATTTTTTTGTGGAACGCCAAGGCTCCGTAAATGTCCTTGTGGAATGTTTCTTAGGATTTACGCTCCACCAAGGGGACGGTAAGAGACGGCTACCAGCCGTCAGATAGATTATGCTTAGAGTGGTTGTTGCCTCTCAGATGAAGATTATGCAGCAACAGCATCAAACAGCAAGACATTTCTGAATTATTTTCCGCAATTCAAAAAGAGGGTTTCATTTTTCTCCTCCCTCAATTAAGTTCTCTAACGCGCCGATGATTTCTTCGACTCTAGGTTCGTCTAGTTCAGAGTTGCAATGCTCTTCACTCCACTTTGCGTAACCGTCTGTAACCGCTGTAAAGCGGTCGTCTAGGTCTTCAGATGACTGCCAAAACAGGGGATTAAACACTTCCCAACCATCCATGTAATGCTCCTTGCCGCTCAACTGAGTGGCTGCTCGGGCTGCTAGTCATGTGTAGGGGCAGTTGATGTAGATGATTTCGTCTGAGTCTAGGGTCTTTGCAAACTCTAGTAGCTGTGTATTGGTTAGTGTCATTGGTTGTGGTAGTTGATGATAATTATGAGACAGGAAGGAATCGAACCTCCACCTTTTTACCATACTGATTAGTCGCTAACACAACGCTTGGGGCGTTTGTGCTGCCGTTACACCACTGTCTCAAAGTCTTTGTTTTTGATTTGCTTCAATGAAGATTATGCAGCAACAGCATCAAACAGCAAGACATTTCTGAGTTATTTTTCTTTTGTCTCAATGCTCTTTTGAAGTAAAGGAAACGAAGTGAAACCAGATCGAGAGAAGTTCGTGAAACAGCCCCCCTTCCCCCCGCAAGGGAGGAAAGGAGAGCTAATCAAGTGAAACCGAGTCTCGGTCGTCCGCATGAAACAAGATCAACCGTAAATACCTTTTGAGTATCCAATCCTAGCTCTCATCAAGCTAGTTGATCCGCGCCCCCCAGTGCTAACTGGCTGAGATTTGGATTGTCCCTCTACCGTAGGGGCTACCTACAGAGGGATCACTGGTCCCGACTTGTTCAGCACGAAATCAACCAGTGAGCCACGGGGCTATCGGCCCGCCAAGGCGAACCTCTCACGGGTGAGTCCATTCTGTCAAGAGCTTTTATCCGCTGTGGCGATCAACATAGCTGGGCGGGCTGAGGCTGGACAAGCTGTTAGGCAGGTGTTAGAACGAATGATCGCTATTACGAAATACAATCGGAAGTGGCCAGCAAACGTAAGTGCGCTTGATATTGAGCTATTCTGCTTGAGGCATGACCCGCGTGGCGACTGGGAGGACGGGAGGCTTGATTCTTTTTCGCACTATAAAAACGCGGTTGACATCATTTTCAACAACAAAGACTCAACCCGTCACCACATCTGGAACGACTGGGGTGAACTCATGGTCCGTGAGGCACTAGCCAATCGGGAGCCAAAAAGATTCTTAGGGGTGGCGGGAGCATCATCAGGAGGGAAAAGCGACTGCTACGGGTTATATGCTATTATCATGTATCTCAGCGCCCCGACCGAGACGCTATGCCTCCTGACATCGACCACAATCGAGATGGCCAAAGGTCGGATCTGGAAGGCGGTTAAGGAATACTGGTCCCAAGTAGAGCATTACTTCGGGCAGAAAGGGACGGTCGCTCCCGGCAAATCAGTTCACTCCAAATGCGTTATCCGAGGGTTAGGCGCTCAAGGGGAGATCACAGATGCGTCAGGACTCAGGCTTGTGGCCGCTGACAAACAAAAAGGAGAGGAAGCTACGTCAAAAGTAATGGGAGCAAAAGCTCCGTCTAACACGGCTTTGTCAACTGACCCGGACGTTGTAGCGCGAGTTCTTGCGGGGGCGTTAGCGCCGGGAGGGGGGCTCTGTTTATTGATTGCTGACGAGCTTCCTGACCTTTCCGCTAACTTGCTGACCGTTGCTTATACCAACCTGATTAACAACCCGAAGTTTCAAATGATAGCACTCGGGAACCCGAATCTGAAACTTGACCCGTTTGGGAAGTTCTGTGAGCCAAAAGACGGGTGGAACTCTGTGGCGCACGAACCTGATTCATGGCTCACTCAGCGAGGCAAGGTCATCAGGCTTGATGCAGAGAAGTCCCCAAGGATCAAAGAAGAGCAAAACTGGGACGCTAAGGACAGAGCGAAAAAATCCCCTAAGTGCTTTTGGATGCCATCACAGCCAGTCATGGATGCGGCAAAAGAGACATACACGGCGACTTCCCGATATTATTATCGGATGTATAGAGCTATGTGGTGTTCTGACAAGTCGCCTAACGCCATTTATTCTGAGTCCGAGCTAATGAGCGCGTCAGGAACCGATGAGCCCAAGTGGGACAACCCAGACCAGCTAACTAGAGTTTGCGGATTGGATTCCGCGTTTACCAGCGGAGGAGACAGGAGCCCGAGCATCGAGGCAATCTGTGGCAGGGTAAACGGAGTGCAGAAGCTCCATGTAGCATGTATCAACGAGATTCCCATTGACGACACAAGAGAGATGGCCCCTAGCCACCAAATCGTCATCAATTGGCGGAACATGTCCGTAGATCGCGGCATTTCTCCGCAATGTGCGGGCTTTGATAACTCAGGAGCGGGGATTGCTTTTGGCCATATCGTCGATATGGAGTGGTCCCCCAAAGTCAAAAAGATCGAGTTCGGAGGCAGTCCGTCAGGCCGGACGGTAAGCCTGAACGGAGACACAAAGCTGGAGTTTAGCAATCGGGTGTCAGAACTGTGGGTCCAACCCAAGCAGTATATTCGATCAGGACAAGTCTCAGGCATTCCCGCCTCAGTAGTACAGGAGCTTGTGGCGCGAGAATACGATGAAAAACAATCGGGACACAAGCTGAAGGTTGAGCCGAAACCAAGAATGCGAGCAAGAACAGGGAAGAGCCCTGACTTAGCGGACGCATTTGTGGTAATGTTGGATGTGGCCATACAAAACAGACTGCTTGATTCTCAAGAGCAAAAGGCTATCATAGGCCGCGCACAGACTGAGTTCAGAGGGGCTCGCAAAAGATTTGGAATGTCTGCTGGTAGGTCATCTAAAAAACTTCAATTCTAATGTTAGAAAATTTTCGTAAATCAGCCCTCGATATACTTGCGGTTCCTGACCTTGAAACAGGAGAGGTTCCTGAATCTAGGCTTCTGAACGCGGACTCAGCCAGAGCGATCTACAAGGGGCTGGTTGATGATGACCGAGTAGGATCATACAATAGGTCAATAGTTCAGGAGTTACTTAACAATGTTCCGCCTTACAGCCAATCAAAGAGAGAGGAAGAAGGACAAGGGGAACTATACAACCTGAACACAGGACACGGGAAGCTAATTACGAGCAACGCGGCATCAGGGATCATGGACATCTTTGAGTCCGACAGAAACCTTGTCTCGATCCCGCTGTCAACGAAGATTCCGGGGCCTCAAAAGACTGAGGCAGAGCGCCATTTAGCCACTAGGTTTTCGGAGATGCTACGAGATTGGGATTGCTTCGCTACCCGTCTCAACGACCTTTGCTGTAACTTTGTCGATGACGGCGCTGGGGTTCTTTTCTTCGAGGACGTAAACTCATGGAAAGTAGGAAGCGCGGGACGCAGTGACATTAAGTTCCCGGTCAATTGCGAGCCAGTCAGTTCGCAGATTCCTATTGCTGCCATGAAGAGAGAGCTTCACGTTGGGGATCTGTGGAGGAAGATCAGAAACGAGGGCGAGGCAGCTAAACAAGGGTGGGATGCGGTCGCAGTGAGGAAAGCGATTCACTCAGCAGCAACATCAAAGGGAGGGGACTGGAAGAACTGGGAGAAGCTGGAGGAGGATCTTCTGGCTAACGAGGCATACGTCAGTCACACCATAAAGCCTATCCCTATAATTTATATTTTCTTGGAGGAGCTAGACGGATCGGTCAGCTTCTTCACTACGCCCGAGAAGGACGGCGAGTTCCTTCAGAAGCAAATAAGCAAATACAAAAGCATGAACGAGGCGTTTCAGGTGTTCCCTTACTCGTCAGGCAAAGGGAACCGCTTGGCAACCGTTCGCGGCATGGGACATTTCATTTACCAGCTTTGTAACGCAGAAAACATTTCTACCACTGATCTGCTTAACGCGGCGAAGCTTAACTCTCTCCCTCAATATGAGGTGGACGGAACAGAACAACTTCAAGACACGGCTTTGGTCGAGTTCGGAGCGTTCGGAACAATTCTCGCTCCGGGGGTCAGGATGCCAGAAAAGCAGCAGACGCGAGATCTTGGCCAAAGCCTGATTCCGGCGATGAGCATTATCGACAGTGCCTTGCGGAAGGTCTCAGGCAACATCGGGGAGGTTGACTCATTTGGGGAGAGGGCAAACTCAGACAACATCAGCGCCACGCTAGAGGAGATGAACGCGATGAACTCCGCATCAATTACGTTGTTTTACCCTCCTCTCGACAGGATTTACGCAGAAATGGTAGCGAGGATCTTCAGGGACGAAAAGGACACGCCTGAGTCCATAGAGATGAAGCGACTCTTGATTGAGGAGGACGGGCTAAGTGAAGACATATTTAACGCGATTCAGTGGAGCGGGGTGAAGGCGATCAGGGTTCTTGGGGGAGGAAGCAAGGCCAACCAGATGAACGCGCTGAAAGACATCCGATCCAACACTTACGGGTCAATGGATGCTCAGGGCCGCAAAAACAATGATTACGACTACATCCTGAACAGGGCCGGGAAGCAGGCCGCTGACTCTTACATTGGGCCACCGAACCAGACAAGGAAGACCTACGATGATAAGATTGCGGAGCTAGAGAATAATCAAATGCTAGACGGCGCTGAGATTGAACCCAATGACGGCGAAGACCATTTGGTTCACCTTGAGGTTCACCTTGAGGTAATGATGGCGACCAAGGATCTCGTAGAGAGCGGCGAGCTAGAGTTAACTGAATACACCTTAAAGAACCTGCCGATTTACAAGCACTGCCAAAACCACCTTGAGATGATCGTTCCTAACGATGTGACCGAGCAAAACATCAACGAGATTACCGCTCAGGTGCAGCGACTCGGAGAATTCTTTATGAACGGCATGAAAGCTATCGAGAAAGAGCAGCGAGACGCAGAAGAGCAACAACAACAGCAGGGGGCCGCTGGAGAAGAGCAAGAAAGCAGGCGCAACGAAGCGGCTACTGAGTCTCAAATGAAAGTCGAGAAGTTCCAGCTAGACCAGCAGCTAAAGAAAGCTGAGTCAGATGCAAAGATCATTCGCGAGAATAATGAGTCCCAAGCAAAGATGGCTATTGACGGCGCTCTCGCGGCGAGTAAAATACGCGGACACCAGCCTAAGCCGCAATAGCAAAGGGGTCAAATCAAGTCATGATAGCAAAGCAAACGCTGGACCTCTATGCGGAGGTCACAGGATCAGATGTAGAGGCAATGGATGATGAAGAAATAAGTCTTGCACTCTCTACCGTTCGTGCTGTAAGGTCAGCGAAGTCAGAAGCGGAGTCACTAAGTGCTGTGCTTTGGATGGGACACGGAGAAGGGGAATCGCTAGAGATTATCAGCAAGCTCCGCAAGTAATTTAAGTTATGACAAAAGAGGACAAGGATGCTCTCAGGGCGGTCGCGCCCGCGATTGAGCGGCTAATTGATGAGTGCCTTCGGGAAGCCCCCGTAGCGGACATAAACAAAACACTTGACGGCGTTCACACAAACGATATGCTTGCTCACACGGCCAGCGTCATGTCAGGGTTCTTGAGGTTAGCCACAATGATTCAGACTAAGTTACAAATCACCAGAGTCCCAGCCAAACCAAGGGCAAGAGGGTTAATCAACGACGTAAGCGAGATTCCAAAATAACGACAACTCAATATCATGGACGAAAATAAACAAAAGACAGAAGCTCCATCGGGAGATCAGGCCAAGGATTTTGACATTCAAGAAGCATGGGCTAAGTCGCAAGGCAAAGAGGCCGATGAGTCACAGACAGCCGCCCCCGCAGTCGATGAGGTAAAAGCCGAAGACCCAAGTGCCTCAAAAGAGGACGCGGCGGTAGAGAATCTCGTCAACACTAACGAAGACACCAGCGGAGAAGACACCAGCGGAGAAGGCGACGACATCAATGTTCCTGACCTTGGATTCGACAAAAGCAGCGACAAAGGCGACGACAAAGCGGCAAAGAAAGCTGATCCCGACAAGTTTGACGAAGAGGCGTTTGACGCAGAGACCGAGGCCGAGGTCGAAGGCATGGAGGACAAAGAGCGAGCCAAATGGAAGTCGCTCAAACAACAACTCAAAGAGGCCAAGAAATCCCCGGCGTCCTCGCCCAGAGAGCTAGAGCTAGAATCTCAACTGAGTGAGATGAAAGAGAAGCAGGATCGCTTAGAGGAACTGGAGTTGCTGAATAAGCAGCTAACTGAGGACAGTTACGAACTGGCTGTCAAATCATCCGACGCTTACGCGAATGCTTACGAATTGCCTGTAGCCAAAATAGCGGAAGAAATGAAGTCATTGGCTGAGTCTTTCGGGCTAGATGAGAAGTCCGTCGCCCGAGCAATCGGAGAGACTAACCCGAGGATTCTTGCAGACAAGATTGACGCATTGATGCCTGACGAGGACGAAGAGACAGGAGAGTCAAACTCGAAATACAAGCGACATATCGAGCAGAAAGTATCTCTGATGGCGGCAGATTACAATAAAGCCATCGAATCACAGCAGGAAATGCTGGAGGATGCTAAGTCAACTCACGAGGCCAATCAATTAGCGCAAGCAGAAAGCAAAAGGGAAGCCCAAACTAAATCCCAAAAGCTATACCGACTTCAGGTTAAAGAGATTACGGACAAGTATGCAGAGGTTCCTGTTTCAGAGGCTAATAAAAAGCAACTCAAAGGAGATCTAGCGTTTGCCAACTCCGCTGACTTCGACTCTGTTTCAACAGAGAACAAAGCTTTCGCTATGGCGTCTGCCGCTTACGCTCCGACCTTGCTGAAGGAAAATGCAGCACTGAGGGCGCAGTTAAGCAAGCTCGACAAAGGCAAGAAAGACCAAGCCGCCTCTGGGGTAAACCTGAGCCAAGGAACGGCGGCTCCAGCAGTCGCTAAAGGTAAAGCACCTAGCCACGAAGATGTTGCGTCCAGCTTTGGAATCAGCGTAGGAGCATAAAGAGATCTAGCGGAGAGCGGCTTACAAGGCTCTCCGAAGAGACAGCACGGATAGACGGCAACACAAACACAACAAAAGCAATACAATGTCATTAACTACAAAAAGAGCATCGAGCCCCGTAAAGCAATTTCTTGAGTGGAAAGGCGCTCACGGAGAAGGCCGCATTCAATCGTGGGATAAAGAGAAAGAGGAGAACATCCGGCACAAGTCGTTTCAATTCATCCCGTTTGACACTCTTTATTCCGTCCGTGGATACAGCACCGCAAAAAACACAGGAATCCGCGCTAACGAGGTAAAGAACGTCCAGAACGAAGACCTTGATGTTTACTATGGATTTAAGTCCCGAACCCCAGTCGTCTCGGGCAAGTGGAAAGACATCAAGGATACGGTTCGCGGTTGTGGTGGAAAGTTCGCCATCTGTGTCTATGGAATCGGCAAACTTCACAACGGAGAAACTGGAACCATTTGCCTTGTCCTTTCAGGGAGCGGAAGCGGAGCGTGGTTTGACCTCCAGAAATCTGCTGGAGGCCAACTGGAGGGCAAGCTCGTCACTTGGGATGGCTCCACAAACGAGGGGCAGCAAGGCTCTACCAAGTATGACATCCCGGTCCTCAAAGCTTCTGAACCCTCGGATGAGGAGCTTGAAAAAGCCAAGGAAGCCGATAAGGAGTTCCAGTCTTATTTGAGGTCTCAGAAACAGGACCAGATTCAGGAGCAGCGAAGCACAGCGATCCCCGAGGGCGACAATCTGCCACGCAAGGAAAAGGACGAGCTGGACGAGGGTGACGATATTCCGTTTTAAGCCCCTTGCTGGACGCACTGAGGCCCCGCTGAGACTCTCATCCGACCCTCTCAGCGGGGCTTTCTTGTAATCAATTAAAAGGGAAGGGAAAAACTTGGGGCCAAAGGGCGATCTTGACTTAGCGAGCTACGCTCGATAGGGTTTATTTATGCCACAAGGAAAAGGAACATACGGAAGTAAAGTAGGGCGACCACCCAAAAAGGTAACATCTAAGAAAGTAGCCCCTAAAAAGGTGGCCTCTAAGAAGGCAACGCGGAAGTCACCACGAAAGAAAAGCTGACAGCAGGGCTTGGCCTTGAACTATGAGTAAAATATACATCGTAGGAAACGGCCCAAGCAGAGCTAATCACAGTTGGTCAGACGGCATCTCCATTGGGTGCAACCTAACTGAGGATACCAACTCAGTTGTCGTGACGGACGCTCGAATCGCGGGGGAGATATTGCTTGGGAAGCAGCGCATAACGCGACCTGTCATTCTTGGCCCTCAAGCATACAGATATGTAGAGAGCAACAGAGGTGTCACTAGAAAGATTTCGCTAATAGGTGCAGTCCCGCCCAGAGACAAACAAGACACCATTGATAGAGACCCACAGAACGCTGGGCAGACCGCAGTGCTATGGGCGTTACGGGTAGGGTTTAGCGATATAAGACTAATTGGCTTCGATAGCTTATGGACGGGAAGCAGGGAGACGCTAACCGAGAAGCACTATCCTCAGTCAGAAAAGTATTATCGGAACAACATAGACAACAAGGCTCCAGCAGAGAAATGGGCTAAAGGGTGGCATGCTGTGTTCAAAGAATTCCCAGAGGCCAAGCTACAAGTATATTGCCCCGAGTGGGCGGTTCTCCCATACAAAAGAATGATCGCTAAGAGTGTTCCAAGAGAGTGAGCTTCTCCAGAGAGGGGATCATTATATGCTCCAGCATTCGCACCAGTGCCTCTTCATCTTTGTGCTTAAGGACGTATCCAATGCCTGATACGTGAAGGGCGGCGTGAGCCACTTCGTGTTTAAGCGTGAGCCACTCCGCTTTCTGTGTCTTGCAGACAGACGGGTTAATGTAAATCACGCGCCTATCTGTGTCGATCTCCCCGAAGTCCTCATCGCCCTTAGCTTTAGGGGTTCGCTGTATTCTGAATTTAACTCCTCCGACTTCGACGGACTTGGGTAACGGCATACCACATAGTAGCGCACACAAAGGGACTTTACAATCTTCTGTCATCCTGATAAATAAGATGTGCGCTGGAGCAAAGGTCAGCGGTAAAATTCACTTTGGGATCGCTGGGGCCATAACCCTTCTAGTAGGCAACGTCGCACGTTGCACCACAACTGAGACCAGTTTTAAGAGCTTGGCAACCTGTCAGCGGCTGGTCTTTTGGCTTGGACGGAGATCCCGCAAAGCCTTAACTAGAAAGACACGAAACTATGGCACAATCCGCAATTACGGACTTCTGGACCACTTATACTGGTATCATTGGTTCTACTAAGATTAACGGAAAGATGAACCGCTCCAGCAAGTTGCTGGCGCTTTTCCGAGACAACCGCTCCGAATGGAAGCAGAACGCTGGCTTTGTCCAGAAGCATATTCAATATGACCGAGTAGGCATCACTGCTGACGCGGACGCTGAATTCATTGACGGAGACAACGCGGCTTATCCTGAGCCGATCAAGGGGAACTCGACTGCTAACTACGGAGGTGACTCCACTGGTGGCGCGATTAACGCGACGAATAACGTCGATCCCCCTGCTGACGTTATTACGTTTAACCCGTCTGAGCGTGGCTACGGGCTCCTGCAAAAGAGCTTCAAGACGAATAACTTCTCTATTGAGAGTCTTCGTGCCGCCGCTGAGTCCAAGTCGCAAAGCGATGAGATTGTCAGTCTCCTGACTGACCTCGGAACTGAGTATTGGGTTCGGATGTATCAAGACGAGTTTGCTCGTATCTCGGGCAATCGCTTCATCGCTTTGGCTGACGGCAAGTTCACTGAGAATGGAGACTCCAACGAGTGCTTCGAGACGAACACCGCCGCCCGCTGGAACACTTACGGTTTCGGAAACGGAACTTATGATGTTGCTGGAACCATTGACACTCCCGACAAGCAGAACACCAAGGCCCTGTCTTGGGCGCACCTTGAGTCGATCAAGATGCGTATGCTTCAGGAAGACGCCACTGGTAAGTATGCTACCGCAATGGCTGACGGAATGCCTGTCTGTGTCCTCGTCTGTGACTTGCTCACTGCCGAGCGGCTCAAGACGCAAGCCGCTGCTGAGAACTCGGTTCGGACTGACCTCCGTGAGTCCGATATGTCTGGCGAGCTTCTGAAGGGGCTTGGAGTGACTTATGCTCTCAAGGGCTGGTTGATCTGCCCTGAGATCGCACCTAAGAAGTTCACCATTACTGGTGACTCGACTGACTCCGCTGGAGCAGCCGGAACGGGTGTGTGGAACGAGCAAGTCTATCAATCGACTAGCGGATCTAGCCGCGTGATTAACAGTGCTTACCGCTCTGCCGGATTCACTGAGTCTTACGTGATGCTTCCGAAAGCGTTTAGCTCGCAGGTTCCTAATCCATCCTATACTGGTGACGGCGCTTACAAGTTTAGCCATCAGGATTACTCTGGTGACTACGAGTTCAACGCTTGGAAAGACGCTGATCTTAACCCTTGGGGCGCTCATGGCTTCTTCCAAGGCAAGATCGCTTCGTCTAACGTCGCTAAGGACTCAGATGTCCTTTACACGATCCGTCACGCTGTCGGAGCTTTGGAGGGCGTTGCTTAATCCTAACTAACTTAACTTAAGCGCCGAGGCTCCCAGTGAGCTTCGGCGCTTTTTTTGCAATCAAGCGAGACCGTGTTGATTTATCTTTATCTGAGGCGTATAGTCAGCCCATGCCAGCGAGCAAGAAAGGTAAGAGAAAGCCCAGTGATATTCGTTCCTCAAATTTCGAGGAACAGCTTACTCCGGGGATGAGGGAACTGCTCAAAGAGCATCGGCGCAAAAAGGCAGCAGAAAAGAAAGCAGCAGATCCGCCAACCCCAACGGAAAAGCCTTGGGCCACGGACCCGCCCCCGCCAACCCCAACGGAAAAGCCTTGGGCCACGGACCCGCCCCCGCCA